AGATGCAGGCCGCAAATTGCTGCTGCGAGAATCGCGCGGCTATCGCGCAGGTGCGCTATGACATGGCGGGGCAGGCGTGCGACACGCGCAACACCGTGCAGAACGCGACCCGCGACATCATCGACAACGCTAACAGCAACAGCCGCGCAATCCTCGACTTCCTGACGCAGAGCAAGCTATCTGACCTCCAGGCCGAGAACCAGGGCTTGAAGCTGGCGGCAAGCCAGGCGGCGCAGAACAGTTATCTGGTGTCTCAGCTCCGGCCTTCTCCCATTCCGGCCTACACGGTGCAGAACCCCTATTGCTGCAACCAGTTTGCCTGTTGTGGCTGCTGACAACTGCATAGCGTAGCTTTTCCCTATGTTGGGAAATGGTCGGCCCCGTGCCGATACTAAACAAAAGCGGCGGGGCAATAGCCCTGCCGCTGTATTTTATGAAAGGACTGAAATTATGGCTGAATATGTAAATCCCGGAATCGTGACCGTCCCTGCTGGCCAGAATGTTCCGATGGTCTCCACGGCGGCTTGCGGCAAGCCCTGCATCGTCCACCGCGAGGGCAGTGGACTTGTCACCCTGCGCGGATTGACGCAGCAGTGTAAGGCGCGCTTTAAGGTGAGCTTTGGCGCGAACATCGCCGTCCCCACTGGCGGCACGGTAGGTGCGATCACCACGGCGCTTGCCGTCAACGGCGAAGCACTCAACGGAGCAACGGCGACCGTCACCCCGGCTGCGGTGGAAAACTATTTTAACGTCTACGTCAGCACCATTGTGGAAGTGCCGCGTGGTTGCTGCGTGACCGTTGCAGCAAAGAACACCAGTGCGGAGGCGGTCAGCTTTGCCAATAGCAACCTGACCATCGACCGTGTGAGCTGAGAAAGGAGAACACAATGGGTATGAAATCTATGTATGAACTGCGGGATATGCTCTGCAAGGAGCTGGACGAACTGGCCCGAAAAGGCGAATTGGGTGCGGGTGACCTGGAAATTGCCCACAAACTGACAGCAACCATCAAGAACATCGATAAGATCGAGATGATGGAAGACGGCGGCTATTCCCGCGATGAAGACTATTCTCGCCGCTATTCCCGCGACGGAGACTGGCAGTCGGGCATGCGCGGCGCTTATGACCGTGATATGTCCAATGCGAGACGCGGCACGCATTATGTGCGCGGCCACTATTCCCGTGATGGTGGCATCGACAACATGAAACGCCAGTTGCAGGAAATGCTGGACAACGCCGACGACGAAAGCATCCGCAGAGCCATCCAGCGCTGCATGGACACGATCGAGGACTAAAGGGGGCGCACCCCTATGGTCGACGAGAATGAGGTCAAGCGCTGGATAGCTCGCCTTGAAACAGAAGAATCGAGCTGGACAAACTATGAGAAACTGGCGGCGCTCTACATTATCCGTAACGAGCACGGCGGGGAGCAACTGCAGGCGAAAACGCCCCCAATGCTGTATTCTGCAGAGCCTGCGCCGGCCAAGAAAATAAAACCATCCGGCAGTGAATTTTTGAAAGCGGTTGGGAATGTAGCGCAGGATAGGGCGTGGGAAGTTATGGACGAGCTTATGGACACACTAAAAATCGTCAATGAGAAAGCTTATAACAGCGTCCTAAAAAAACTGACCTAAATCGCTACTACTAACACGTTACTAACAAAGTTAATCTTGGCAAAAATAAAAAAGTCCGGGAACCCTTGAGATTCCTGGACTTTTTTGGTGGAGACTGCTGGACTCGAACCAGTGACCTCCTGCGTGTGAATTATAATCGTTTTGAATATATAGACACAAAAATTAATAAGAATAACAATATTTGTTGCGATTTTGCAACTTTTCGAAGAGCAATTTTGCAAGGGCTTGCCTTGGCTCCCGTCGGTAACTAACAAACTACTAACAAATTTTCGCCTTTTTAACGGCCTGCACCAATTCCTCCGCTGACGTATGGACGTATATATTTGCGGTAGTGGAGTAGTTGGCGTGGCCGAGGATCCTCTGTAGCGTCTCCGGAGCAATCCCCGCTTTTCTCGCCCAGCTCGCATAGGTGTGCCGGGTGGAGTGCGGCGTTTTGCGCTGGATTTTTAATTTTTCCAAAAGCGGGTAATAATCCCGGCGGCGGAAGTTTGCTGGGATTCTTTCCCCAGCATAGCCGGATATGAGCAGTGGGCCAGTAGCCTTATTTGCAAAATAGGCAAAGTATGGGATCCCTTCGGGGCGGATTGGGATGATCCTGTTTCGCCCAGCCTCCGTCTTTTCACCGCCGACCACATAATCTTTGTGATAATCTTTAGCCGGTAGGGAAAACAATTCCCCTATGCGCATTCCTGTGTAAATCAGCATGAGGATAATTTTTGCGGTGTCGCTGCCGTCCGCTTCCAGCTTGCTTATTTCAGCATCGGTAAATGTTTCTTTTTCTTTTTTTGTGTTTTCGGGGAGCTGGACGAATTTTGCAAAATTTGTTGTGATGATTTCCTCGCGCATGGCCCATGTGGACATCTGCGTTATGAGTTGCTTATACTTGGACACAGTGCTATGGGATTTATGCATATGGGCATCCAGTACGCCCTGGAAATCCGCCGTTTTTAAGTCCCGGAACTTCCGGTCGTGCAGCGGCGCAAAAATTTTAAATGCGCCGTCATAGCCTTCTATACCATTTGGCCCTATTTTTTTGTAATGTTCCGCTTTCCAAGCGTCAAACACCTGGGCAAAGGTCATGTTGTACCGCTCCGTTAAATCCTTGCCTGCAAGACGTTCCAGCGCCGCTATAGCATCTTTTTTGGTGGGGTAATATCCTATAATGATTTTTTGCTTTGCAGCCACCCAGGGCCTGCGTCGGCGCCCGGCGAGCTTATACACTGTCCCGGTTCCGTTGGCCCTCCTCATTGCTTTTCCCATTTTTATCCTCCTACCCTATATTTTTATCAGTTTGATGGTGCCTGTAATATCGCAGCGCATTAATCAGCGAAGCAATGATTACACCGACGCCCACCGCAAGCAGAGCAAATAGCATCCAGCCGATTGATGTAATCTGCCCGTTGCGGATAAGCCCTGTGTGCGGGACGCTTGAATCAAACGCCAAATATCCAAATATTATGGATACGGCAATTGACAGCGAAAACGCCAGGATATACACCCAAATTTGCAATACGCGCTCCTTTTTTTCGTGCTTTGCCACTGATTCGGTCAGCTGCTCCATGCCGCCCTCCAAGTGCGCAATGCGTAGGGCTGCGCTATGCTTTGCATCTGCATCGGCCATTGCTCTGTGGGCCTCTGCCAGCTGCTCCTCCGTGGTTGGTCTCTTTACGATACCAAAATACTCATCTATAGACACACCGAGGGCGGCGCATATAAGCCCCATTTTGTATAGGCTTGGATCCTTTGACGACGCAGAAAAGTAATTGCTGATCGTGGACGATGACAGATCTGTTAAATCGGCTAAGTCTTGCGTGGTAAGATGCTGGTCCTCTTTTGCATCTCTGCAAATATCCTGCAAAGTTTTTTCCATTTCTTCCACTCCTACCTTATTTCGGGCAAACCTCTCCGTTTGTTTTTATCTGCTAATCGTATATTATCCGGTTTTTGGATTGACTTGCCAAACAACAAACTGATACTGTGGGTATGCGGCCAAGAGCCAGTGACGGCGATAGGCGGCAAAAAATCCCCACCGTCCGGTGCGGGGGCGGTGGGGACTATATGAAATAATTTTCTATGGCGTTCACTTAATCCCCAATAGCTTGCCGGCTTTTCTTTGCCGCCCCGCCTTTGTTGTAGGAATTCCCGTTGCTTTTGCAATCTTGCGTTTTGCGCTGGTAATTCCAAGCGCACGTTTCCAGCTAAAGGAAAGCCCTGGTATTTTAAAGGAAGATTTTTTAGCCATTTCTAATTATGCTCCTTCTTAAAAAATTTTTTTGTATTGTTGCCCTAAACTGTGCAACAAATGCCATATTTTGACTATAGGTAGATAAACCGAAAGGAGAAATAATGTGGATTGTAAGCAGAAAAGTATAAAGATGGAAATTGTAAGCTGTGAAACGGGAAATAAATGTGATATAATAAAGAATGCAGAGCATATTGCGTTACTTTCTGAGGCGATTTCTTTGGCGAGTAAAATAATGGCTTTTCAGTTTGATAAAATTATGGAGGCGATAAAATGAAAATTTGGGCTATCAGTAAAGAAAACGGCTACGAGCGCGAAATCGGCCTTGAGCTGGACGGCGTTGACCGCGAAACAGCCATCAGTGAGCTTTACAAAATTGCCAGGAATCTTTTTGCCGGTGAACTTGATATGTTTTGGAAAGAGGGAGAGCAGGGCAAGGCGACCTTTTAAAGCTACGCTTTACGCTTGCACTCAATTACGGCTTGCAACTGGGCAGTAAGGAGCAGGGGCAGGCGCTATGCGCCCGCCCTTTCCCTTTACCGCTTTCCGGGAAGTGAATACAGGCGCAGAGCGTCCCCGAAGTACCGGGGGCGCTTTTTTATGCCTCGAAGATACATAGCAAGCAGAGGGAAAATATATACACTCGATATATTTACCCGCTTGTTAGGGCGCACCCTAAAACCCAAAAAATCTAATTGAGCGTATTCTGATAATTCAAAATAGAGAAAGAAATAGATGTAGACAAAAGAACAAATGTTTGATATAATATATGCATAAGAAGTTTACAACGGTTAAGAACTTTAACAAGAATATAAAGCGAAAGGAGCGTAAGAAGCATGACGAACGAGGCCGCGGAGAAGCGCCGCGCATATTACAAAGCGTGGAGAGCCGCCAACCCCGAAAAGGTAAAGGCGAACAATGCCCGATACTGGGAGCGCAAGGCAGAGCGTGAGCGAAAGAAAGCAGGTGAGCAGAACGAGCGGGAAACGGTCACAAGCTAAAGGCCGCGCCGGGGAGCTTGAATTGTGCCGCCTATTGCAAGGCTACGGCTACCCCGTGCAACCGGTCGAGGCCGTGAGCTATGGCAGTACGCCAGATTTAACAGGGCTTGACGGCGTACACATTGAGTGTAAGCGCGGGGAAAGGCAAGCCCTTTATGAGTGGATCGAGCAGGCGCAGCGGGACAGCGGCAAATTTAAGGACGGTTTACCGGCTATCTTTTGGAGGAAAAACCGCGCCCCGTGGCTTGTCTGCATGACGCTTGAAAACTGGATAGAGCTTTACCAGCGGAAAAAAGCGGAAGAAATCGGAAAGGAGCGCAGCGAATGACACCCAATGAAGAACGCGCCTTATCTGCGCTCTTGACCTCGAAAACGAAGTTAGAGGCGGCAGAGAAAGCAGGGATCACAGACCGCACCATGAGGCGCTATTTTGAAAACCCCGAATTTTGCCAGCGATACCGCGAAGCGTTCGCCGGAGTAGTACAGGACGCAACGCGCAGGGCGCAGCAGCTATTAGAACCTGCGCTATCCACCTTGCAGACGGTCATGGAGGACGAGGAAATAAACCCCGCCGCCAGAGTAAACGCCGCGAAAATCGCCCTTGATTATGCCGTGCGCCTGACCGATCAGAACGACCTTGCAGAGCGCCTTACAGCGTTGGAGGAAATGCGGCAATGATAACACGGGACAAGCTGGAACAGCGCATAGCAGCCCTTGAAATGGCAGAGAAGCAGCGCCGGGATAGCATGACCACCGCAACCGTGGAGGACTTTATAGCCCCCGTATATCTCCCCTTGCATGAGGACATAAAAGCAGGGCGGCACCGTTTTTACAATCTTCCGGGCGGGCGCGGGAGCTGCAAAAGCTCTTTTGTATCGCTTGAGATCGTAGACGGCATACAGGGCGACCCCACAGGCCAGAGCAACGCTATTGTGTTCCGCAAAGTGGCGGGGACAATGCGCGACAGCGTTTTTTCTCAAATCGCATGGGCTATTGATATGCTGGGCGTTTCCCACCTCTGGAAAGCGACCGTTTCCCCGATGATGTACGAATACAGACCGACCGGCGCACAGATCCTTTTTCGAGGGCTGGACGATGCAGGGAAATTGAAATCTATCAAACCCCGGCGCGGCCTATTCCGCTTTATTTGGTTTGAAGAATTTGCGGAGCTGCCCGGCGCAAACTTTGCCCGAAATGTTTTACAGTCGGTCATGCGAGGGCAAGGGACAAATCCGCAAGTGTTCCGCAGCTTCAACCCGCCGATCAGTAAGGCGAATTGGGCGAATCAGTTTGTTGCAGAGCCAGACGCGCAGGGGATCACCTTTCACACCACCTATAAGGACATACCCGCCGAATGGTTGGGCGAGGCTTTCATCGCGGAGGCTGAACGCTTGGAGGCCGTCAATGAGCAGGCATACCGGCATGAATACTTAGGCGAGGCGACCGGCACCGGCGCGGAGGTATTTCCGGCGCTGGAAGTGCGGGAGATCACCGCCGAGGAAGTGGCGAACATGGAATACTTCTTTTCCGGCGTGGACTTTGGCTTTGCGGCAGCCCCCGCTTGCTTTATCCGTTGCAGCTATGACCGTAAGCACGAGACAATTTACATTCTGAACGAGATTTACAAGCGCGGCATGAGTAACCGGCAGCTTGCGGAGGAAATCGCCCCACTTGTGGAGGGGGACACCAAAGGCAGCAGCTACCTTTCCCCGGTAAGCGGCTTGTGCTTTCAAGATCACAGCGACATTTATTGCGATGCAGCAGAGCCGAAAAGCATAGCCGATCTACGCGACCACGGCTTAAAGCAGGCCAGAGCTTGCCACAAAGAGCCGGGATGCGTGGCGTATCGTGTTAAGTGGCTGCAACACCGGCGCATTGTGGTTGACCCTGCAAGGACGCCAAACGCGGCGCGGGAGCTTGCAAACTACGAATACGAAAAGGACAAAGATGGCAATATGCTTTCCTCTCTCCCCGACAGGGACAACCACAGTATAGACAGCCTCGCTTATGCGTTAGACCGTGAGATTTACCGCAAGCGAGGGCAGAGTGCTTAAAGAAAGGAGAAAGTCATGGGCTATATGCGCATCAAATGTCACTATTGCGGCGGCTCATGGGAAGTGTACGGGCGAAGTGTAACAAATGGGGACTATGCCCGCACTTGCCCGCATTGCTTCAAGGCCATTGAAAGGCAGACATGGGAAAAGCAGATCATTCCGGCGTTTCATGCGCTGGACGATGCAAACCGCGAGCTTGTAAAGGATAGCAGCGGATACCATACCCCGCTTTTTGAAGTCAGCTATGAGGCCGACAGCGTATTCCGCAACGGCTATGAAGACTGTCCAAATTTGGACTGAAAGGAAGCACATGGACATTTTGAAGGAATACCCCCTAATTGATGAACACGGCAAAAGATACCGCGAGTTTGGGCGCGGATGCCGTGAGTATGCGCCGACCCTTGTAACCTCTGCGGGCGAAGTGCCGATGGGAACAGTAATTTATAAGAAGATGCAGGAAGATCCACCCGCACAAAAGAAAGATTGCCCATTTCAGAGCGGTCTATACCCGCAATGCAAAGAGGACGATTGTGCTTTTTTCAAAGGCGGCAAGTGCAAGCCGGGAACGGCAACAGCGGGCAAGCGCTGCCCTCTCCCTGCACATTTGACTTGCGGCAATACCTGCACCATGTATAAGAATAGGCGCTGCGGCCTTTTTCCGCAGCAGAAAGGAACAAAAAATGAGCGAGTTTAACCACTTTGCAAAAGACCTTGACGCGGCTTTCAAGGCGGCACGGGACGAATACGCCGCCGCGTATAACGCAGTAGAGCAGGCCCGAAAGGGTATGCAGGACGCAGGATCGGACGCGCTGAAAAGGCAGATTGCCACGCTCCAGCTCCAAGAGGCGGAAAACAGCCTGCAAAAAGAAACGGCCCGCATCTGGACGGAGTTTGACGCAAAGGCCGCAGACCTCCGCCGCGCATTGGAAAAGGAAGTACAGGCGAGCAAGTGCGTTGACCCGACCGCCGTAGATGCTGCAGGCGTAGAGTTGATGAAGTCCGGCATTCTGACCGCTGATGATTATTACTCCCTTGCGGAAAAATACGATGGAAATGCAACGATGCTTCGACTTCTTTCAAAATACGCAGCGGACGCGGCAACAGATGCAGACAACCGAAAAGACCGCGTTGCGCTCACTGTTCTTTCGCAAGAGTGCGCCAACGGCACAGGAAAGACGCTTAAAGCGTGGGATGACCTCATGACCACTGTAAACTATTGTAGCGGACGCGGCGGCAACGGCAGCCGGCGCATTACTCCCGGAGTTGCCGCGCACATGGGTGAATGGTGGGATCAGCTTTCCGGCGAGATCATCGAGAACTTTTGAACGGAGGCAGTGATACACAGGCCACCAGCCGGAGAAAGCCCGGCAGCAGGCAGCAAGGGCGGCGGGATTGCCTATCCTTTGTTCCCTTGCGAAGTCCTGCCCGAAGTACAGCGGCAGGCAGCGCCCTAAAGTATCAGGGCGCGGGGGTGTGTAAATAGTGCCATAATCTCAATATATAGGGCGGGGGCAACAGTCCCCGCCCCTTTGTTTGCATATAATGCACAAGAAGTTTATAAAGCTAAAAAAGTGCTTGACGGTTAAGAGGGGTTGTGCTATTATAAGAGAAAGACAAAGACAACACCGCAAAAGGAGGCACACACGATGCAGGAAATCACCGTCTATAATAGCCAGCTTCAAAGCCGCGCAGCGATCAGCGCCGACCTTTTCCGGCGTTTCATCGAGTACACCGACAGAGAGCCAACCACAACAAAGGGATATATTACTTGCCTGCGCCAGTTTGCGAACTGGATCACCGTCACCGGCACAACGCAACCAGAGAGGACGGACATTCTCGCCTATAAAGAATATCTGAACGGCGCACACTTTGGGCGCAGCGGCGCGGAGCAGCTAAAGGCCGGCACAAAGCAGCAGTACCTTAGAGCCGTCAAGCACTTTTTCAAATGGACGGCAGCGGAGGGCATTTACCCGAACATAGCCGACAATATCCACGGCGTAAAGATCAACCACGACACCCACAAAAAAGACGCGCTCGACCGCGAAGCCGTGAAGATCATAGCGGATCATATCGACCGCAGCACAGAGAGCGGCAAGCGCCTATATGCTATGTATCTTCTTTGCATTTCTTGCGGCCTGCGAACAATCGAGATCAACCGCGCCAATATCGAGGACATAAAGAAAACCGGCGACCGCACCTATCTTTACTTACAGGGCAAAGGCCACAGCGAACACGATCAGCCGGTTTTGCTTATCCCCGAAGTAAAGGCCGCGCTGCAAGACTATTTGCAGAGCCGGACGGACACCCCCACAGCAAAAAGCCCGCTTTTCGTCAGCACCAGCAATCGCAGCAAGGGCAAGCGCATAGCGCCTACCACAATAAGCACCATGCTTAAAGAAGCTCTTGTAAGTGCCGGATATGATAGCGACCGCCTGACGGCGCACAGCCTGCGCCACACCAGCGGCACAGGCGCTTATAAGGCAACCGGCAATATCTACCTTGCACAGAAGCACCAGCGCCACGCCGACCCGTCTACAACGGAAATATATGTCCACGCGGAGGAACGCGAGGAGCGGAACACGGAACAGCAAGTTTACAATTACTTTTTCAACCCGGCGGCGGGCAAGGATCAGCGACAGGAAGCAATAGAGCTTATAGCCGCCATTGACCCCGCAAAATTGGGCGCAGTCTGCGAGTTTCTAAAGGCTTTGCGCTAATCAGAATTACATTTATACGCTTAATTAGAAAATTGCACATGATGCGTATAAAGTATATAAAATGCTTGAAGAAAGAGAGGTTTATAAAGCATGGAAGAATGGAGCAACAACGCTTGCGAGGGCTACGCAATCCTTGCTATGCAGGCCGCAGGGCTGGACGCACAGACCGTTCGCCGCGTCCTCGACCAGATGCGGGCTTGCTTTGATAGCGTATCCGTAGAAGAAGCGGAAGAAGTACAAGAGCCTTGAAAGGAGCATACACGATGCGTATTATCAGCGTATCAAACCAAAAAGGCGGCGTAGCAAAGACCAGCACCGCCGCAGCAATAGCGCAGGGGGCAATTAAACGCGGCAAGAACGCACTTTGCGTTGACCTCGACCCGCAAGGCAGCCTAACAACCATTTGCCGCGCAGACGGCACGAAAAAGGGCAGCTATGACCTTTTGAAAGGCGCAGATGCCGCCCCGCTTATCCAGCACATACCCGGTATGCCCGATATAATCCCCGCCAGCTTGCAGCTTGCCGGAGCTGATGCGGAACTATCCAGCAGGGCGGGGCGCGACTTTCTCTTGCAAGCTGCATTGAAGCCTCTAAAGGAATATGACCTTATCGTGATAGACACCCCGCCCACATTGGGAACGCTGCTTGTAAATAGCCTGACGGCAGCGCACGAGGTTATTATACCCTTACAGGCTGACACTTTCGCCTTGCAGAGCATTTACCAGCTTGCAGACACGATAAAGCAAGTGCAGCAGTATTGTAACCCCGGCTTGACGATCAGAGGGGCGCTATTGACGAAGTACAGCCCCCGCACCGTCCTTGCCCGCGATCTGCGCGACACCATAGCGGAGAAATGCGCGGAGCTGGGAATACCGATGCTTACAACGGCGATCCGTGAGGGCGTAGCCGTAAAAGAGGCGCAGACCATGCGGGAAAATCTCTTTGACTATGCACCACGCAGCAACCCCGCGAAAGACTATGAAGCCCTATTAAACGAATTGGAGGTATAAAGGATATGGGAAAGAGTTTCAAACCCGCAGCAGAAGCCGCGCAGCCGGTTTATAGTACGATCATCGGAGCGGCGCAGGAAGTACAGGAAGTGCAAGAAGCAACACCAGCACAAAAAGCGCTTGCAGACCTTAAAACACAAGGGCAGAAAGGCGCAAAGCTCGACCGTATCAATATGGCCTTTACCGCTGACAACATGGACTATATACGCACCATGTCAAAGCTGAAAGGCCAGACTATGACGCAGTTTGTAAATATCCTTGTAGCAGAGGAACGAGAGAAGAACGGCGCAGCGTTTGACGCTGCAAAGGCAATCCTTGAAAGCCTTTAAGAGAAAGGAGGGCGTGTCATGGCTGAAAAACTAACTGCCACCGACCGCGAGAACATACAGGCTTATTTATCGGCTATGAAAGCCCTTGAAGCGAAAGAGCCGGAATACAATTTTGCGGACGAGGCCAGCGCCGAGGCGTGGGCCGCTTGGAACGCCGAATGTTTAGCCACAACGAATAAATATCAAGACAGCATAAAGCGCGCTTTGCTCTTTAGCCTGGGCGACATGACCGGCACCGCCCAGCAAAGCGTGGCGGCTATACTCTCCGCGCTCATAGATGCCGACCAGCTCGACGGACAAGCAAGCCTTTTCCCGCCCCAAAACGCCGCAGCGCAAAAAGAAATTATCGATACACTTTCAAGGGCTTTCGGCGTTATAAGACAAGGTAGCGCTACAAATGCCCTTTCTAAAATTCGCAGCGACCGTGCAAAGGTGGACGAGATCACAGGTATAGCTACAATCAAAAGCGGCAATCTGAAAGTTTCCTTGCGCGACTTTCAAAGCATAGCAGGTTTTAAGACTTCTACGCACAAACTGCTTGATGCATTGACGCGAAAATTTACGGAAACCGGCGCAAAAAGCCCGTTTGTAACGCTGCCTTTAGATGAATACATGGAGTTACGCGGGATCAGCGACAAGAAAGAAGCCCGTAAACAAGTAAACGCAGACTTACTGACCATGTATAACACCGACTTAGAGTTTACAGAGAAGCGGCGCGGAGCTGATGGCGGATGGTTCAAGATGCGTATATGTGATGCCGTTGGAGTAGTGAAGCGCGGAAATATTCTTTTCAGCTTTGGCAGCACTTACTATTCATATCTGATGCGCTGCACAATTATGCCTTACCCGAAAGACGCTTTTCGCCTCGACGACCGAAAAAACCCGAACAGCTATTACCTTGCCCGCAGAATTTCAGAGCATAAGAACATGAACGCAGGGAAACCCAACGCAGATATTATTTCCGTGAAAACTCTTTTAGCCGCCTGCCCCTATCTCCCGAAGTATGCAGAGGTCAAAGACACCGACCGCGCTTTCGGGCGCCGTATTGTAGAACCTTTTGAACGCGACATGAACGCCCTTTCGTCTTTTCTTTCGTGGGAATATTGCGGGAAGAATGGTTCCCCGTTACCCGAACATGATTTGAGTATGCAGGACTACGAAACATTTGCGGCAACCCGTATTCATGTTTTTTGGACGGGCGAATACCCAGACCAAACAAAGCGCCTTGAAAGAAAAGAGGACAGCAAAAGGGGGGGTAGAGGACAGCAAAAGGGGGGGTAGAGGACAGCAAAAAGGGGGGGCCAGGAGA